CGCAGAATATCTGGTAGTAAATTATGACGGGTTAGCGATACTTGAAAAGGATTTACAAGACAGGGATTTGATTATTGTAGATGAAGCAACACACTACAAAAATGCTCGTACAGATCGTTGGAAGGTTTTAAACAGAATGCTAAAACCTCACAAATGGTTATGGATGATGACGGGTACACCTGCCGCACAAAGTCCTCTTGACGCATACGGGTTAGCTAAACTAGTTAACCCAAATCAAGTGCCTAGATTTTATGGTTCTTTCAGAGATCAGGTGATGATAAAAATTACTCAGTTTAAATGGATACCAAGGGAAGAATCTACGAATATAGTATTCAATGCGTTACAACCTGCGATACGTTTTACTAAGGATGAGTGTCTTGACTTACCACCCATGGTGTACACAAAGCGAGAGGTAGAACTTACACGACAACAAAAGAAATATTACAAAGAATTGAAAAACAAGATGGTTATGGAAGCCGCAGGTGAACAGATAACGGCAGTCAATGCCGCTGTAAACATGAATAAGTTACTACAAATATCCAGCGGTGCTGTCTACACTGATGAGGGAGAGGCTCTGGAGTTTGATATTACGCACCGTTACAAAGTGTTGCGTGAGGTCATAGACGAATCAAGTAAAAAAGTTCTGGTATTTGTACCGTTCAAACATACCATCAAGCTCCTTGCCGATAAGCTACGCGGTGACAAGATCACCACAGAAGTGATTAGCGGGGCGGTTAAAGCGACAGATCGCACGCGAATATTCAAAGACTTTCAAGAAAAAAATGACCCCAAGGTGTTAGTGATACAGCCACAGGCAGCAGCACATGGTGTGACGTTGACCGCTGCTAACACAATAGTGTGGTGGGGGCCAACAAGCTCTGTCGAAACCTATGCACAGGCGAACGCTCGTATTCACAGAACGGGTCAAGACCACAAATGCACAGTCGTGCAGTTACAAGGATCGCACATCGAAAAGCGTGTGTACGCACTGCTAGACAATAAGATCGATACGCACACAAAAATTATTGATTTGTACAAAGAAATACTTGCGTAAGCCAGAAGCTGCCATTACTATGCAGTCCTCACCATAAAATACTACTATGGGGATGCAATGGATACGAGTATTGAGGGCAGCACTCTGCCTATTGATAAGTTAACTAAGGTTTTCTTCAAGATAAAAACAAAGCGTGAAGCATTGAAAGCGGCTTTCGACTCTGAAGACCGTGAGCTAGAGCAAAAGCAAACTAAAATTAAGGCTATTCTTTTAGATCACTTGAAGGCTACAGGCCAGAAAAGTGGAAAGACCGAAGCGGGTACGTTCTATCGCTCAGTCAAGCAACGGTACTGGACAAACGATTGGGAGTCCATGCACAAGTTCATACTAGAGGAACAAGTGCCAGAGTTTTTTGAAAAGCGTCTGCATCAGGGTGCGGTAAAACAGTTTCTTGAGGATAACCCCGACAAGTTACCTAAAGGACTAAACGTAGATTCTGAATATGTCCTTACGATGAGGAAGTCTAAATGAATACATTGGTGCCAATCGAAGATGTAGCAAAGCATTTTAGTGTGAGTTTATCCACGGTCCGTAAGTGGGCGCGTGATGGGGTCATACCAGAAAATATGTTCGTAAAAATAGGACACACCCAGCGGTTTGACCTAGATCGTGTGACAGATGCTTTGATGCGTTACAAGGAAAAAAGTCCATCGGACGGGTATCACGTAGAGTACTCGAAAGACGATTTTGGTGATGTTGATGACGACATCTGATGCACCGGATAAGTATTCAAGGGGGTAAGTTCTCAGGAGCGCAGGACGATTCTGGCACCGCACTAGATGTAGTTATTGTGGATGCGGGGCCAGTCTCACGCTCTTACTATGCGGGTGAATTTGATCCGCAGCTTGCTAAAGCCCCTACGTGCTGGTCGATAGATACACAAAGACCAGCGGTAGAAGTGCCAGAAGATCAGAAACAAAGCTCAAGATGTATGGATTGTTCTTATAACATCCGTGGTTCTGGGGCAAAGGGAGGCAGGGCTTGCCGATTCTACCAGCGACTAGCAGTCGTGGAAGAGTCAGACTTCGATACGGTGTATCAGTTGCAGGTTCCTGCCAGCAGTATATTTGGAAAGGAAGCGAGTAAAGGCAGTATGTCTTTGCAGACTTACGCCAAATTTTTGAGTGGGCATGGCACATCGTCTATGGCGGTTGTCACCAGAATTAGTTTTGACGAAAACAGCAGTGTGCCAAAACTGTTTTTCTACCCACGAAGAGCGTTAGAAGAAGAGGAACTTGAAACGATTAGGTTGCTAGTAGACCGAGATGATGTACTAGAGGCGATCACAACCAGTTTTATGGTTGAGTCGCTGTTCAATGTAACGGAAGGGTTCGATGTAAATAGCCAACTAGGAGACCAATATGGCTGAAGATTTTATGTATTACCAAATGACGAACGTAGAGGCGTTGTATCCAAAACTTGATACCACATACAAGTTTGATAATCGCGCTAACGGTGGCAAAGGTGGCTCTGTCAGGTGCGATGCACTAGATGACGGTGCCGAATACTCCATGTCGTTTTTGATGACTGCAGCAGAAGCTAAAGAACTGTATAAAGCGATGAGGAACGCCTATAAGCGAAAGAAAGATGACAGTTGGCCCGACAAGTTCCCACTGCCATTCAAGAAGCAAGAGGACGGTAGGTTCTTAGGTAAGACCAAGTTGAAGGGAGCATACGGCACTGATAAGACAACACCGCCTCTGCAAGTGGACGCAAAGAATAACAAGTTACCAGCAGACTTTCAGTTGACCTCCGGTAGCATCGTGAATCTTGCGTTTACTTTTGTGCCGTACAGCGTACAGGGCACTGGCGTTAGCCTACGTCTTAACGGCGTACAGGTCATTGACCTCAAACCAATGCAGTCCCGCTCACCTTTTGGTGTTGTGGACGGTGGGTTTGTGGCTCAACCAGATAACCCGTTCAGCGATACCACAAAAAGCACCGATGTCGAGTTGGATGATGACGACTCAGATGACATCTTTAATTCTGTTGAGGAAGAAGCCCCAGCACCGAAAGAGCCTAAAAAGGTTGTCAAGAAGTCTGCCCCTGCACCCACAGACGATGATGACGTTAGTGCTCTGATTGAGGAGTGGGACGACTAACTTAACGGGATACCCACTGCGGCTAGGTAACACCGAAAAGGGTGTGGCGACACCCCTGCCGCAGTGTCTCTTGATGTCTAACACGTTAGACATTCTAGAATTTTACGGGTGCAATTATGGATACAAGAATTTTCTTGCGGAAGATTCTGCCCAGCCAAGGAGTATATGTTCTCTGGTGCAATAACACAGAACTTAAAAGACACACACGAACGCTGTCATTTGAGGATATAGATGAGTTAGTAGCACAGGCAACAGAATACGACGACAAAGGTTGGGACGCTTATTTCGCGTTGAGTGCTTTCAAGGAAGAAGGCACTCGTAAGGCAACAGATGCTTCACATATCAAAGCTCTGTTCCTTGACATTGATGTGGGAGAGGACAAACCACACACCAGCAAAAAACATGCACTGCAAGAGCTAATGCGTTTTTGCAGTGTGCTAGACCTACCTAAGCCTATGCTTTTGGACTCAGGTGGTGGGATACACACCTACTGGGCTTTTACAGAAGACATAAGCATAACGGACTGGAAGCCGGTAGCTGAGAAGTTCAAGGCTTTGTGCGCCGAACACAAGTTTCTCATAGATACAGCAGTGCCTGCGGATGCAGCTAGAGTGTTACGCATATTAGGTACGCACAACTACAAGTTTGATACGCCTGTACCTGTGAAGTTGTTACAGGATGCCCCCGCCGTAGATTTCGATTTTCTCGCAAACCAGCTGGGCTGCGATCTGATACCAGTTCCTGAAAAAGCGGAGGAGGTCTATGAACCACCGCCAGACAGAATCTTTAGCTTCAAGAACATTCTAGCAAAGACACAAGCAGGTAGAGGGTGCGAACAGCTGCGTAGCATCGTGATGCGCCAGAAAGAAACA